GTAAATCGCTAATGCTTGGGGCTTGCAGTCTACTGGGGGCAGCAACTAGCTGGGTCGTGACTTACCTATCTCGATGAAGCGTTATCTTCTTCTCGCCGCTACGGCCACGCTGTTTAGTTGCTCTCTGCTCCCAGATGGGGGCTTTTTTGGAGGCTCAAACGACCCAAAAGAGCCAGCCCCCACGACAGCGGTGGGGGAAGTTCTGAACGAAACGACGGACCTGTTGGTGGAGTTCAGGTGGTGGATGCTGCTGGCGATTCTGTTCTTTCCTCAGGCGAGGGCGGCAGTATCGACCTTTATCCAGACCGTGTTCTCGGCCCTGACCGTGCCGTTTCAGATGGTCCGAGAGTGGCACAAAGCCAAAATGAAGAGCTAAACGCTCCTCTTTGGGCCGTTTTATATGTTACGGTCGGGCCAATGGTACTGCTGATTCTGGCTGTTAACGCTCGTCGTAAACGACGCAGTACGCTCTAGCAAAACACACACCCCACTCAGGCCCGTGGTCAAGGACAGTAAAATCAAACCCGTAGCACAGAGCGTGCGCCCACTCATGTATCAGGGTGTCTACCGCTCCGACCTCGTCAAGCTGGCTGCTGACCCTGATGTGGAAGAACTCACTTCCCTCTTTCCCCCGAAGCTCGCAACTCCCGTGTTCATTGGAGTTCTTGGGCCGAGTTACCCTGATTGGGTAGGGTAAAGGGCAACCAAATTGCAGCTTTTTTATGCACTGCTTAAAGTAAGAATCAGCCATGAATGAAAAAACTCAAAAACTCCTTGCCAATCTACACGAAATCGTGTGCGAGGAACTCCTAAACCGCATCATTTCTGACGAGGCGACCACAGGAGACATTGTAGCGGCTATCCGTCTCCTCAAGGATAACGGCATTACTAGCACTCCAGAGGCGTCAGAACCTTTGCGTGACCTAGCGAAGTCGGTTCCTTTCCGTGTTGTAGAGGATATGCGAGAGGTGAACTAAGTGTCTCCTAAGCTGGCCCCAGAGCTACAGGACTTTAGGAACTTCCTCTGGCTTGTGTGGGAGCATTTGAGGCTACCAGACCCCACCCCGATTCAATACGACATCTCTGAGTACCTACAGCACGGTCCCAAGCGCCGCATTATCTGCGCTTTCCGTGGAGTAGGGAAGTCTTACGCTACCTCTGCATACGCCTGTTGGCGTCTGTTGCTGGAACCAGACGATAAGATTCTGGTTGTCTCGGCCTCCAAGGAGCGGTCAGACGCTTTCTCGGTGTTCACCAAGCGCCTCATTTGGGAGATGCCTGTGTTGCAACACCTGAAGCCAACAGAGGACCAGAGGACATCTAATGTGGCTTTTGATGTTGGGCCAGCTAAAGCGGCACACTCTCCGTCCGTGAAATCGGTGGGCATCACGGGTCAGATGACTGGCTCCCGTGCTAACATCATCATCGCGGATGACATCGAAACGCCTTCTAACAGCGAAACACAACTTAAAAGAGATAAAATTTCCGAGTTAGTTAAGGAGTTCGATTCCATCCTAATCCCAGGTGGCGAAGCGATTTACCTGGGGACTCCTCAAATCGAAGCGTCTCTCTACAACGCTTTGACAGAGCGGGGATACCAGAAGCGCGTTTGGCCTTCTCTATTCCCCTCTCCCGCCCAGGCGGAGAAGTACGCTGGGACTTTAGCTCCGTACATTGAGGAAAAGCTAGAGGAAGACCCCGACCTTGTTGGGAAGTCCACAGACCCCCTCAGGTTCTCTGATGATGACCTATTGGAACGCCAGTTGTCCTATGGTCGCACAGGGTTTGCCCTACAGTTCCAGCTAGACACCAGCCTAAGTGATGCCGATAGGTATCCCCTGAAGCTGTCTGACTTGGTGGTCATGGACCTGGACCCAGAGAAAGCTCCTGAGAAGGTCATCTGGTGTAACGACCCAGCCAAAGAGCTACGAGATGTCCCCAATGTGGGACTGACGGGTGACCGTATGTACCGCCCCTATGACACCGAAGGTGGATGGGCCAAATACGACGGCATCGTCATGTCCATTGACCCCTCTGGTCGAGGACGAGATGAGACGGCATATGCAGTCGTTGCCATCCTGTCGGGAACACTGTTTGTGTTGGACTGTGGGGGCTTTGATGGTGGCTTCGCCCCAGAGGTGCTTAGGAAGCTCGCTGAGAAGTCCAAGCAGTACAAGGTGAATGAGGTCATAGTCGAGTCCAACATGGGCGCAGGAGCCTTTACAGAGCTTCTGAAGCCACATTACCGTGAGGTCTACCCTGTGACCATCTCAGAGGTCTGGCACAGCAAGTCCAAAGAGGCCCGAATCTTGGACACCCTGGAGCCAGTATGGTCAAACCACAAGCTGATTATGGATGCCTCAATGGTCAGACGGGATTACGACAGCACCACCCACCTGCCACCTGAGAAAGCCCAAGCGTATCGCCTGATGTACCAAGCCACCCGTATCCAAAGGGTCAAGGGGGCGCTGCAACAGGATGACCGCTTGGATGCCCTGTCGATGGCCGTCGGTTACTGGGTGGAACAAACGGGTATTACGGTGGACGAAGGGATGGCTAAGAGGAAAGAGGAAGCCCTGGCAAAGGAACTGGAAGCCTTTGAAGCCCACGCCTTCGGACAGACACCACAAAGAGATGGGTCTAACTGGCTGAAGCAAGGGCTGGGTTAGACAGCCTTTCCCTCAGAGCCACAGAAAGGGGCCGTGTAGGCCCGATAAGCCAAAAACCCTGTTCCCTATAGGGTGACCTGAAGAAGCCGTTAGGAGGGCTTAGGAGACGCCTGAGCGATAGACCCCCCTTTGGGGACGACGCCCGTTAAGGAGACAGGATTGAGGGGGTTATCATCCCCCGATATGGCGACACCCTAACTGCTTATCTGTAAGGGGTTTATAAAAAGTGGTCATATAGAGGTAAGGAAGAATCTGTATATAGATATACATAAAGTTTATATAAAGTAAACTTAAGACATGATTATCATGAATGATTATCATTCATATCATGAATGATTAGAATGTATAAAGTCTATATAAAGTAGACATAAAGTAGACTTTAGATGACTTTATATGGGGATTACCATCCCCTCATATGAAGATTCACTTATGGGTGGCTGTAAGTGAACAACAGGATTACTTAAGGTGTAATGCTGTGTTTAAGGTTTCGTTCATTTTTGGTGTGGTTAGGTCGGTTGCTCTACTCCTCCTCCCTGGGGTAACTGATTTATTCGGTAAGAGGGGTCGTGTTCTCTAGGCTCGGCCCCTTTTACTTTTGGTGAAGGCGTTTTTGTTGGAAATTTTTAAGCGGGTAAATATATAGCGCGGAGCGAACAACCCCCCCGATGGGGGTCGGTCTTCCTGCGCGCATGATGCGCGGGCGCAAAATGCCCGACTATCCTTTATAAACCGAAAAAACTGCCGTTCTTCGCTCGACTACCTCGGTCGTCGGGACGGCATCCGCCACAGTCCGCGCCACAGGCTGACGGGGGGACGGTCTAAGCGCCTATAGCGTAGCGGCCTTGGCCTGTCAAGCACTGGACCGACAATCCTGTGCGCCCTGGTCCTGCCCTGGTCCTGCCCTGGTCCTGCCCTGGTCCTGCCCTGCCGTACAGCCGGAAAAGCGTGTAAACATGGCCTCCCGTAGGTTTTTTGGGGCTTAGAACGCACTGAGGGCAGTTTCACGGATTACCAGGATATTTTGAGGTTAAAGGCCTTCCCGCTAGCCGAAGGTATTCATGTGGGTCAACGAGACCCCGCCGCCCAGCGGCGCCGCTCTTTAAAAACCAGTAGGCTCAGCACTCCCTGCGGGGACTCCACGGAGCTAGTCGCTACCCATGAACAAGGTAGCTAGGCTAGGGTGAGAGCTTGAACCGACGATGCGTAGGCACTCGCCGCTAGGCGAGCCGCTACGGGGGGAACCCCGCAGTGCTGCGCACTTGGAAGGGGGTCTAGGTTACCTGCCGCTACTGCGGAAGCGCCTAGTCCACCGCTAGCTCAGACCCCTAGCCAAACAGCTAGGTGCGCCAACGGCAAGCGTTTACACGCTACCCAAGCTACACTCACTAGCGGTGTAGTGATTCTCGCGAGAGAGAGAGGGAGTCCGAGAGCGGCAAACGGTAACTAGGCGACTGCCTGGGGAGTAGGTAGCACTACCTTCGGGGTGACGAGTCGCCTAGGCTAGACAAGGCGAAACACCGCCAACGCACACGCACTAAAAGCAAGCTAACAGCCTAGCTTAGGTCTTCCTTCCTGGCATCCGAACCAGGGACCACACTCCCGTAGGAGTGCGGTCGAGCGACAGTCTCAGCTTGAACCCGGCGAAACTCCGAGTCCTCAGTGGACGCGAGTGCAGGACGGTGTAGGTAGGAACCTTGGCAGTCCTACCCTGACGAGCTAGCCAACCACACACAACCACACGCAACCACAACCACACCAACCATGACCGAATTACCACTAGATTCTATTCTCTCGCATCCGTTCGCTTGGCCTGGAGGCTATGAGCGGTTCCTAGTCACCGATGATGGCGGCTGTATCTGCCACAAGTGCGCGAAGGCGGAGAAGGAGTTAATCAAGAACGCAACTCCCGGCGACGGATGGCACGCCGTCGGCATCGGATGCGCCGCCGAAATCGACGGTCCAAGCCACTGTGACCATTGTCATCACGCGATTGTCGAATGCTGGCAGTGCGAAGACGACGCTTGCCGAGGATGCACCGAGTAGGCAAGCCGACTACACCACACCCAACCACACACAACCACACCAACCACAGCCAACCCCCACAACCACACACGCAACCACACCCAACCACACGCACACAAAATGCACCACCACGCAACCCGAGAATCCTGGCTTATCGAAGCCGCCGAACACCTAACGCCGCTCATCCTGGAGGCAGGAGGGCCGGAGTTTAAACAGCCACTTGTCTCCGTCGGTCTTCCGTCGGGCCGAGGTGGGAAGAATCAAGCCATCGGTCAATGCTGGTCGGCTGCTTGCTCCGACGATAAAGAGCGGAGCCACATCTTCGTATCGCCGACGCTTGACAACCCGACGCGAGTTCTCGATGTCCTGGCGCATGAGCTAATCCACAGTTCCGTGGGCGTCGAACACGGACACAAGGCCCCCTTCCGAAAGGTCGCTGTGGCCCTCGGCCTGGAGGGAAAGATGACCGCTACGGTTGCCGGACCTGAGCTACAGGCCAAGCTAGAGAAACTCGCGGAGACTCTCGGCGACTACCCACACGCCAAGCTCGACCCGAGGTCAGGCCGGAAGAAGCAGACGACGCGGATGCTGAAACTGGAGTGTCCGTCTTGCGGCGCGGTCGCTCGCATCAGCCGCAAGTGGGCCGATACGGTAACGCTGAACTGCGACTGCGGCCTGGACGGCTGCACCCCCATGGAACTGGCATAGCGTTTACACGCACCCAACCCAACCCCCACACCACACACACGCACCCAACCCAACACACCGCACCATGAAAACCATCCACACCGAACACACCACCAACGGCAGCCGATACACCTACGACTTCAGTCTGTCGTCTACCCAATGGGCGCAGCTTGACACGCCGCAGGATGCCAGCTATTACGGCGTATGGGTCAACCCCTTCCGGCTGCGCGTCCTGACCTATGTCGAGGGCGACAGCACCGTGCTTCAAGCGGAATCCAAGGCCGACCTGACCGCATACCTCCGCCGACTGGAAGACTACTACAAAGAGGGCGACCGAGAGCTACCGAAAATCGACCCTGGATTCGACGACAGTCTCCGCGCCGAGTTTGTGCGCCTTGGCCTGGAGGACATGATTCACTAGCGCAGCGTTTACACGCACCCAACCCCCACACCCAACCACACACAACCACACACAACCACAACCCACACCGTTTACACAGCACCAACCATGAACATCAATCGCACCGTTGAAGATTTGGTTCCAGGAATGCCGGACCGCGAAGTCCTCGTCCAGATGCCGCCTGCGCTCGGGGGCGCGCTCCCTGGGGAACGGTTCCAGGCGACCCTGGTAAACGGGGTCTCGCTGCGGACGCAGGACGGGCGCAGGCTGGCCGTTACGGGCGCGGCAGGCGACGATTATGTCATCGTTAGCTGCTTCCTCGGGGGCAACCTCGTCCAGGCTGGCCGGAAGGCGTTCATCTCCTGGCCGGAATAACCTACCAACCACACCCAACCACACACAACCACACACCCAACCATGACTGAACCCACCTTTGACCCTTGCTGCAACTGTGGCAGAGATACCTTCATCCGACGCGGGGAACTGTTCTGCGACCGCCCTAGCTGCCGGACGGGGCAGGAGACTGCCGCCACCACCCCCGACGAAGCATCCACCAAGGCCGCAGAAGCCCTTGAAGCTCTGTCCGATTCCCTCAACCGCGATAACCTCGTGGAGGAGTGCTGGAGCATCCGTGGGATGGCCGATGCCCTAGTCGGACACAGCGAGCCGACCATGGACGCCGACCATCTCTACTCCGCCGACTACTGGCGCGGCTTCAGGGCCGTCCAGGCTGCGCTCTCCTCCTCCTAACCAACCACACACAACCCAACCACACACAACCACACGCACACCATGTCCCATCCTGACCTGCCCCGAAGCATCGAGACCAGTCCCATCGAGGATTTGGAAGCACTCTTTGTCAAGCTTGACGGCCCCGCCATCTTCGACGAAATCAGCGCCCCCGAGCATGATGCCGACGAAGGCGAGCAACGCGCCTATCGGGAAGAAATCGAAGCAGCCCTCTACGAACTGCTTAACTAACCACACCACAACCACCACCACCCACAACCCACACCGTTTACACACAACCATGAACGACACCACCACCCTGACCGCCGCCGACCTGAAGTTCAACCCCGAAGCGAAGGACTGGCACGGCGACTCCATCGAGCGCTTTAACCAGCTGCATGAGATTAACCAGACTGGCATCCTCAACAACCTCAGTCAGTTCTTCTCCTCCCTTCAGGAGTTCAGCGTCACCGAGCCTTCCTTCCTGCCCTTCGACCTGGAAATCACCAAGACTCGGCTTGACATCCCGAACAACTGGTGTGGCGTCTCCACGCGGTTCACTTTCACCCTCGACGGCAGGGAGGCCTTCTACATGCCGGTCATCGCTTGGGGGACGCCCTCTCTCAAAGCCGAGGTCTGGCTCGACGGCGCCTGGAAGAAGTTCCACTGCCGCGACTCCTCGGATGAGAAGAAGTACGCGAGCTTCATCAAGCGCCTGACGAAGGCCCTTATCCAGGCCCAAGTAAAGTTCACCGAGAAGCAGGCCGCGAAGCGTAAGTCCGCCGAGGTCGACGAGGCCTTCCGCAAGACCGAGCGTTACCGGCTGGAGCGTGAGGGCATCAAGATGCAGAAAGCCGTCACCCGCCTCGGCCAGCGCATGGACCGCGAGCTAAAGGACAGCACTGGTATCGACTTCGTCTGGCGCCGCAGCACCTGCTACCTTCGCTGCTCCCAGGACACCATTCAATTCGGTGACGATGAGAGGGCGATTGACAGGACGATTGATTACGACTTCGGCGTCGACCTCCGCGACGCCAACCTCAACCTGCTGGAGAAGGCGCTGCCCATCATCAAGCGCTACGAGACCTGGGTCCGTCAGTACTTCGCCGGCTTCCGCGTCAACGCCGAGCGCCTCGCCGAACTCCCCTCCCGCGCCGACCTGCGCAAGCTCCGCTCCTAACCCACACCGCCACCACCACCACCTCAGAAACATGACCACCATCACCACCGCTGACGCATTTGAAATCGGCGTGCAGTCCGCCGCTGAATACGAGGGCAACCTCGACGAGGTAGACGGCCTCATGGCCGCGACCGAGGAACTGACCCAGGCGCGCCTGACCCCGAACTTCTCCCCGTGGTACGCCGCCCCCCTAGCCAGGGATGGCCGCGGCGACCTCCTCGCCGCCTTCGAAGACGGCTGGAACCACTGGGTCACCGAAGTCCACGAGCGATTCTAACCACCACCACCACACACCACCACACAGACAGAACCAGAAGAAGAATGACTTGGCGCTGGCTCACCCCTAACACTACCCGACAAGCCTTCCAGTTCAGCATCTACTGCTTCAACTATGTCGGCATCACAATCATGCTCGCTGGCTGGGGCTTCATGCTCTACTACAATCGCCAACCATGAAGAAACCCACCACCTCTGACCTCAAGGATGGATTGTGCTGCGCCGCCACCGCTGTGCTGCTGCTGGCTATCCTCATCCTCTTTCCTTCCACCTAACCACCAACCAAAGATGACCGAAATCACCACCACTGACAACGCTGCGTTTACACAGGGCTACCTGTTGACCTCCTCTGGCAACCAAGTCGAGATGCCTGAGCCAGCCAATGACGATGGAACCTACAGCCTCCAGCAACTGCAAGAAGCTGTGGGTGGCTACATCGAAATCCTTACCCCTGTCAGCGAACTGCCTGGGACTGTCGTGCTTGGCAACGAAGAGGGGCTTCAGAAACGGTTGCCCCTGAACTTGGCAGCTTCAACCTTGTGCGGCTTTCCTGTTGTCGGTAACATTGCCGTCGTGCCAGCTAGTACCGTCCAATGAAAACTTTCTACGGCGTCGATTGTCAAACCTGTGGCGACACTGGGATTGCAACCGAACTCCGCGACGAAGAAACCTTGATGGAGGTGCGTTGCTATCACTGCAACCGACGCCCGAAACTACCACCCAACTTCAAAAACATGAACCATTACCCCTTGTTTACACGGCCCACCAAGAGCAACCTTGAGGAGGCGGCAGCCCAACTAGGCGACCTGACCGAGCGCACCTATGAGTTGTCATGGGTGAACAGCAAACTTGTTCTGTTCCGTGAGGGCATCGCCGTCTCTCCTCCGTTCACCAAGAAAGAGATGGCTGCTTTTCTTCTGGCTTCCCTGACCTGCCTTCAGTCTGACGAAAGATGAGCAAGCTCATCGTCGTTACGGACCAAGGCACACGCTACCACCGCAGTGCGAAAATCCTGTCCCTTGACCCAAGCGAATACCAACTGCTGACTTCTGGCAACATTGGTCTAAGTCAGGTCTACGCTTTGGAAGAGTTCACGCTGGCCGACTTGCAAGGCGCAGTGAACCGCTACGAGGACGAAGAGGACAATCTGACGGAGGAAGACGAAGGCCATCGCAGCGATTGCTCCGATACTTCCTTCAAGGCCGTGGTCGGGGAGTTCTACTTCCACATCACCGCAATGCGAGGCGGCGCATTAATCCAAGTGCTGTACGCCAAGGATGACAGCATGGCGATGACGACCTTTCTTCCAAACCGCAAGGATGAAGGACAGCGATAACAAGCCGCCACGACTGGTGGCCTTAGCTGGCGCAGTGTGGCAAGTGGGCGACAAGACTTGTCGCATCCCTGTTGAGGATAAGGATGACCCGAGCAAAGGTGAGTGGGTCGAAGTTCCCCTGGTCCGCTGCGATGTCTGTCTTCAGGTTGCCCCAACTTCGCCATGTCCTGACTGCGAAGTAACTGACATCCACCTTTACCCTGAACGAGAGTGCGACATTTGTGGTGGACCGTACCGCGACCGTGCGAACATCTTGACTTGCTCGCAGTCTTGCTCTACCTTGAAGGCCAACACTCACAACGCGAACTTCCAATACCGAAAGTTCAAAAACCCTGACTAACTAACACACTCACACTTAGGAGGAAAGTGAACAAAACCATTACACCTAGAGGTAACAGTTGGGAGGCGACGGTTCGACATGAGTCTCTGCCTTCTGGCCGTCTTCGCCGCTCATTCCGATGCAAGTACACGGCGGAAGCCTGGGCATCCCAAGCTCTCGCGGATGTCCTGAACGGGAAGCCTGTTGACCTTCGCCGTCTCAAGGCTCCCGCACGGGGGAAGACCCTGGAGGAGGGCATCGCCCATGTTCTCAAGCACCGCTGGTCTGGCACAAAGTCTGAGCAGTCGCACCTACTGAACACTCACGCGCTGATTGACTTCTTCGGGGCCACCGCCAAGCTGGAGGACATCACCGAGGATAAGGTGGAAGACTTCACCCTTCACCTGCGAGAGCAAGGTAAGGCGGATGGAACCATCAACCGCAAACTGAGTTGCCTTTCGGTCATCTTGCGAGCGGCGTACAAGAGAGGGTGGATTGCCACTCGACCTGAGATAGGCCGACGCAAGGAGAAGCTGACCCGAATCAGTTACTACTCCAAGGCGGAGCAGCAGGAGATTACCAAGTGTTTCAACAGCATGGGTCTGCACCGCTATGCTGCCTTGTTTGGTTTCCTGTGCGACACGGGGCTTCGCATCTCCGAGGCACTGCGTTTACACTACTCGGACATTCGGCCCATCGATGGGGGAGACGATAAGTCTCGGCCAGCTATCTATGTCTACGAAAGTAAGCACAGCGATAGCCCACCTCGTGCCATCCCCCTGACCAACCGTGCGTTTCGTGCGGTGTACCCACAAAGCGAGTCAACCCCCAGTCTTCTTGACGGGATGGCTGGCCCATTCAGCGGCCTGACCAAGAGGAGTTGTCGCAGTGCGTGGGACAGGCTCCGCAAAGCCCTATGTAAACAAGGTCAGCCTGACTTTATCTGGCACACCTGTCGGCACACCTTCTGTTCCCTGCTGGTACAAGCTGGTGAAAGCCTAGCGGTGGTCAAAGAGTTGGCTGGACACAAGGACATTAGCACGACGCTTCGTTACGCACACCTTAGCCCACAGAACAAGCTGTCGGCCATCGACAAGCTGGAGACATGGACGAAGTAAAGCTAGAGAAGCTGGCTGTTGACAAAGCCAAGCAGCGGTATCGGGCTACGGTTAGCCACTACAAGGAGAACCGTGAGGAATGCGAGACGGCGGTCGGTCGCCTTGCCTTGGCAAACCTTTCCCCCTTCGTAGAGGAGGCGTTAGATAAGTGGAAGGTCAAGGCGGCAACCCAAGCTGGCAGAGGCCACGCTGCTTTCCCTTTGTTGGATGCGCTGCCTCTGGAAACCACGGCGTTGCTGATTAGTCGGGCCATCCTGAACTCGCTGTCTTCTGCCAAGAGCATCACCGCTTTACACATGGCGGTGGGTTCGGCGATAGCCCAAGAGCAAGCACTTGATTGCTACCGTCGCCAGTCGCCTGAGTGGTTTGCTGTTATTCAGAAATCGGTGTGGAGGAATCGCGGTACTCAGCGACAGACGAACGCGATGTTTCAAACCCTGCGTAAACGCTTGGGTGAGCTAGAGAACACATGGACAACGGCGGACAAGTTACGGGCTGGGGTTGTGGGCCTGGACTTGTTCGTCGCTTCCACTGGTGTCGTTGAGATTCAAACTCGTTACGACAGCCGCCGCAACAGGAACAAAAGTGTGGTTGTTCCGACTGCATCTATGATGGAGTGGCTGGAGAATGCTCACACTTTTCGTGAGGAGCTTCGGCCACTGTTTACACCGATGGTCAGCGAGCCTGTGCCTTGGACATCACACGATACTGGCGGGTTCCTGACTATCCCTACCACCTTGGTCAAGAGCCAAGCCGATTACAGTCACCTAACTCCTGAGTCTGCACCTGAAGTCTACGAAGCGGTCAACCGTGTGCAGTCAACTGGCTGGGCGGTCAACCAAGATGTCTTGAAGGTCGTCCGCCACCTGTACGACAATCAGGTCGAGCTTCCTGGA